ACCAAAGAGGGTAAGGTCGAAGTCCTTGTCGTTGGTGCTGGCGGTGCTGGCGCAAGCAATAACCCTCACGGCGGTGGTGGCGGTGGTGGCGCTGTTGTCACAGGCTTCCTTAGTATCGCCAAGGGTACTGCCCCTATCAGCGTAGTCGTTGGTTCTGGCTCTAGCGGAACTGGTGGTGCGTCCTACTTTAGTTCTTTCACTGCCAATGGTGGTCAACCCGGTAGCGGTTACACTGGAGGCACATCTGGCTCTGGTATCACTGGTGGTTCTGGCGATTTTACTGCTGCTGGCGGTGGTGCTGGCGCTCAAACAACTCAGGTTTTCAAGTGGACTAATGCTGGCGGCGTAGGCGGTCAAGGCTACGGATCGTCCATTAGTGGAACGCTTCGTGTGTATGGCGGCGGCGGCGGTGGCGGTGCTGGCAATAGCGCCTCTACTCTTTCTGCCCCCGGCATCTATGGCGGCGGTGGTCAGGGTGGCACTCCTACCGCTAACTCTGGCGGCGGTGGCAGTGGCTCCGCTCAAGGTGACCACGGCAATAGCCTTGGCGCTGACGGCATCGTAATCATCCGCTACCGAGTCTCCTGATGCTCCTGTCCGAACTAACCTCCTTCATTGATGCGAACCGCTACAAGGGTCGCAGGGAGGCGTTCGGCATTAAGGACACCAAGAACTACCTCCGCTGGGCGTTCCTGCACGACTACCTGTTCGTCTCCTATGACGAAGGGCGGGTCGCCGGGGTGGGGGTCGCCTACCCTATTGCTACCCCCTATACTGGGGACGAGTCAGTCCTTAACCCGGACTTCAAAGTCCAGCCCCAAGAGGAGGCTGGCAAAGAACTTTGCATTATGGACTGGTGTGCCGTTAACTCCACTGGGCGTATCAGCCTAATCTGGAAGTTCCGGCAACGCTACCCGAACTGGGAAAACCAGAAGAAATGGGCTATCCAATTCGACAAGGTAGTCGAAATCTCTAACAAATATATCAACCTAACCGAAGCACTATAATGGGAGGATCAGCAAGAACACCACAACCGAACCCTCAAGCAGACTACAACCAGTATCTGACTGAGGCTCGCAACGCACTTAAGGTGCAAAGTACGATTCTGCCCGAGCAGGCCGTGCTTGAGGAGCGCCTTGCCCCGACCCTCATTAATACCCGTATGGCTGGCCTCCGGGCCTCCTCTCAGGGTCTTCTTGGTCTGTATGGCGATCTGTACCAGCCCGCCCAGCAACTCCAGCAGCGGTACGCCACCGACCAGATGTCGATGCTGTCCGGCCTTGGCGCTCAGTCCAGTCAGGCTGCCCTAGCCTCCCTTGACCCCAATACCCGGGGTATCTTCAATACCTTCGGCCAGCAGGCTCTTTCCGACCTTCAGGCCGGGACATCCCTGAGCGCGGCCGAGACCACCCAAGCCCAGCAGGCTGCCCGTGCTGCTGGAGCCGCCCGTGGCGTTAACTTCAGCCGTCAGGGTGCTGACCTTGAGATCCTGAATACCTTCAATATGGGTCAGCGCCGCCTCCAGCAGCGTCAGGCCACGGCTCAGACAGCCTACCAGATGGGTGCAAACCAGCAGCAGGTTGGCCTTCAGGGCTTCCTTACCCCCGCCTTTGCCGCCTCCCAGCAGTATAGCCTCGCTGGCCTTGCTGGCAGCGCACAGGGCTTGTATGGCGATGTCGGCACTTCGCCGTTCCTTACCCCGGAATCCCAGTATATGGCTAACATCCGAGCCAACCGTATCCAGATGGAGACTGCGATCCAGTCTGCCAATGCCCAGCGTTCTGGTGCTATCATCGGCGGTGCTATTCAGGCGGTTGGCACATACGCTGGATACTCGGCTCTTGCCGCCTGTTGGGTCGCCCGCGAGGTTTACGGCGAAGACCGCGCCGAGTGGATGGTCTTCCGTCACTGGTTGTTCACAGAGGCTCCCGAATGGTTCCGCGACCTTTACCTTGAAGAGGGTGAGCGTTTCGCTAAGTTCATCTCGGACAAGCCCTTGCTCAAGTTCATCGTCAAGAAAGCGATGGACATCGTGGTCGAACCCCGCTTTAAACTCCTCAACGCCTAATGGCCTCCCCCTTCGCCAAGTATCAGTCCGAGCAGGTTCAGCAACTTGCTCCGGGCTTCGTAGAAGCATACGGAAATGCAGGCCGATCTATCGGCCAAGGTCTTGCCAGCGCCGCCGAGTCTATTGGCAAGGGTATGATGGGTGCTGAAGAGAAGCGCAAGAACGAAATCGCTACCCGCGCTAAACTCGCCCCGTACATCCGTAACGATGATCGCATCACCGCTACGGAAGGGATGATCAAGTCCGGCCTTCTGACCAAGGCCGATGACGGCACTGTAGTTGTTTCGGCAAAATGGGATAAGTACGCCGACAAGAAGGGTCTCGCGAAGTATATCGACTTCTACAATCAGACGGGCGGTGACGGCAGCAAGTTGTCTGGCGATGCCCTGATTGACTTTGCTAACCGCTTTGAAGGTGAGCAGAAGTTCATCGCCGAGAAGGCTGCTAGTGAAACCGCAAGAATTGAGCGAGAGGTCAAGCAGGCTACAATTGCCAAACTGAGAGCCGAAGCGGCTGCTAAGGCCGCCGAGACTGGCCTTATTGAGCCGCTTATGAGGGAATTTATGGGTGGCTCTGAAGCGCCGACCTCTCCTACGGCTGGTATCAATATTTCTCCGTATCTTGTTAGCGGAGGTGGCACTGGAACTACCAATGTCAGTCCGTCTGTAACGACTGTAGATAATACTGTCCCGGGTGTCGCCGCTCCTGCTGCCGCACCTGCTGCCGCTCCCGCCGCTCCTGCCGAGCCTGCTGCCGTATCTCCTGCCTTGACGGCTGGAACTAAGCCTGCCGCCGCTAAGGATGAAGTTGCTAAACTGGCTAAGGATCTTGGGATGACAAAGGCTGGCCTGATTGAGGCTGCAACTCGTAATGGTCAAACTCCTCAGGAATATGCCGCGATTATGGCAAGTATGATCGCCGCTAGAGCCAAGGGCAAGACGACTGAAACCGAGGCTGCTCCTACCGATGAAGTTAAGACTTGGGGTGACGCTGCATTTATTACTGGCGAAGAGGAGCAACGCGCCAGATACAGAGGCGAGCGACTTGCAGGGATGACCCCTGCTGAGTATGTAGAAAACTGGAAGGCCACTCAGGCTGCAAATGCCGCGCCAGAGCCTGCCAAGGACGAGATTGATGCAATGGCCGCCGAGGCTGGTATGTCGAGGGAGGAACTGCTTGAGGCTGCCCGGATTTCCGGTGTAACTCCGCAAGAGCATATCAATAACCTTCGCGCCGTTGCCAAGGCTGCGGCCGCCAAGAGTCCTGCTGCCGCTCCGACTCCTGAGCCTGAGCCTGAGCCTTTGATGCGTGAGGCATCTCCTGATGCCAAGAAAGCCCGTGAGATCAACAGGCTGACTGATGAGCAGATGCTTCTAAACCAGTACCTTATGGGACTGGATAAGAATAGGGTTGAAAACCCGAATCTTATGCCAGTTGTTGAGGCTATCGGTGGACTTCTTGGCCTGACGCACGGGGTTACAGATGAAGATGGCAATATCATTGTAGACGAAAAGGATGCAGGCAAGGTTCGTGCAAGGTTTGCCGCTAACGCCAAGCGTCTAGTCGAACTCCGTGGTAAAGGTGAAGCCGAACCCGCCGTGTCTCCTGCCCTGACGGCCGGAACGGCTGGTACTCCTGCCGCCGCGCCTGCTGCTCAAGCCACTGCCGAACAGCCTGCCGTTCAGGCTCAACAGGAACAGCGCACGACAGCCGCTGGCACTCCCATCCCTGAGACCTTCGATGTCGCTGCCGAGTCTGTCGCCGTCAAGGAACGACTGGATAAGGTCAACGAGGAGCGTGAGACTGTCCGTACTAAGTACTCTACTGAACGCACAAAGAACGCTGCGACACTAGCCCGCCAGCGCCAGCAGGCTCTTGCGCTCGGAGTCGTGGCTCCTCAGAAGGCTTCCGCTATTACATCCTATCTGGAGAACAGCGTCAAGTTCCAGAACGAGGCCGAAGCCCGGGAACTGAAGGCTCTGGACGACAAGGAGGCCGCCATCACCCGCGACTTCGCCAACTATCAGGCTGCCGCTAATGCTAAAGACAAGGAGCGTACAGCAGCCCGTCTTGAACGCAAGGAGACCGCCGAAGCCGAAGCCGCCTCTCAGAAACTCAAGCAGGTTCTTTCTGACCGAAGGAAGAAGCAACTTCAGGAATACCCGACTTATGGCGTTTGGACGCACCTTGGCGCTCGTATGGGCAAGAACAAGGAAACCGGAGAAGACCTTGATCCGTCCGACTTTGGCATCGCTCCTCTTACAGACCAGCAGCGGACATCCGTAAATGAGTCTGTTGAAGGCTGGAACAAGTCTACCGACTTCCTTATTAACCTTGACAACACGCTGAAGACACGGGTCAAGCAGGGTGCAGGATGGAGGCAGTCGTTCCGTCTTACGGCAACAAATATGAAGAACTACTACGAGGCCGAGTTGGCTAGCGTGTTCGGTGTTGCTACGCTGCGCCGTGCCATCGTCTCCGGTGGTAACTTCTCTGACGCTGACCGAGAGTTCGTCAAGTCTGCCATTACATATCTTAACACGGCTGCCACCCTTACCGATGTCTCTGCCGAAGACCTTCAGGCTTCTTTGAACGCCCTGTCTGTCTTTGTCAACGGCCTCTATGAGCGCACCCTTGAGACTAACCAGATGGGCTTCAATCCTGAGGCAGCCAAGGCTCAGGCTGACAAACTTGAGAAGTTCGGATTGAACTCTCAGGCTGCACTTATCCGTAAGGGTGTTGATCGCGCTGAACTGTTCTACCGCCGATTCGGCATCAAGCCTCCGGGTGGCAATTCGCCGTCTGTCAGTCAGGGTGAACTCAAGAAAGCATTCGACATTCTATATCCCAAGATGAAGGCTAAGGGTCTTCTTCCTGATGGTATGAAAGCCAACTAAGTAATGGAATCTCCCACCACGCTCAAAGCCCAGTCTGACGAAGGGGCTTACCCGATTGAACCCTTCGCTTACAAACTAGCGGACGGGACTCCGGCGGGGGCTATGTACTCCGATGCCCAGTACCAGCCCGGTACTCCGGAGTATACGCTGCGTAGCAACGAGCAGTACAAGGCGGCCAACCAGAGCCTGTTTAGGGCTTTTGAGCGTAGTGATGTTACTCAGGAGGCCATTGGCGCTGGAGCGCAGCCTAGTCCTGACAGCCTAGCCCTGTACGACTTTTCCCGAAATATCAAGGGCGGCCTGCCGCAAGGTGCTAACAGCAATCAGGACGCTGCGTGGTATGTCCTGAACACCCTGCGCCCGCAGGTTCGTCACGATGCCAAGTATGTCTACGGCAAGATTGCCCCTGTCATCAAGGCCAAGATGGACGAGGCCGAGAAAGCAGGGGACACCTTTTATCCTGCCGACCTAAGCAATGAACAGATCCTCGGCATTGCCAAGCAGGCCGGGGTAGACCCTTGGGTCGTTGCCCGAATGGTCGCCGAAGAGGGCGAACTGACCGCCCGCAAGGCCACCAATACCTACACGATGGGCATCCTGCGCCCGATGGTCGATATGCTGGATGTCAACTCACAGTACGGCCAGCAGGTCTTCAATAATCCTGTTAAGGAACTTTCCGGGCTTACTGGTGATGCCCGCCGTAAAGCCTTTCTTTCTGCCGTTCGATGGAAAGAGTACCACGGAGAATCTTTCCTTGGTAGTCTTGCCGAGGGCGTAGTTAATCTCGCCGTTGAGGGCGGTTATGCTGTTGGAGGCTTTGTTGAAGGCGGCATCGGGACAATGGTAGCCATCGGCAGTGAAGGGGAGGTGATGATGGAGAACGGACGAACTGTCCTTTCCGACATCTGGCTTCAGAAGCCAAAGGAGTATCAGGACGAGGCAAACTCTGTCCTTCAGCGCGCCCACGAACTTGCCAAGGAGTACGGCAAAGAAATGGCCGAGGCTGCTAATGCCGATGAAGACGGCGCTGCCTTTGCAGCAACCCTTAACGGCCGATTTGGTCAGTACGCCAACCCGGACGATATCGCTACATTCCAGCGTCTATCTGAACTCAAGGCCGAAGGCGCTTTCCGTCCCCAGATGTCTTGGGAGCGACTTGCTAACTTCGGTGAGGGTGTGATGAACGCCGCTCCGAATATGGTCAAGTTGTTCAACCAGTCCCTCGATCCTACCTCTGCGATGTTCAAGACAGAGGCTATGTTCAAGGGTATGGCTGGTCACCCGGGCAAGGCGTATGTTGACTACATCAGGGGTTCAACTGCCTACCAGCAGATGGAGGCGGCCAAACTGGACGAAAACATCGACCTTTGGATTGAGAACTCCCGTGACGCTCAGGGTGACGGCGAGTCTATCACTGGCTTCTTCTATCGCAAGGCCGCCGAAACATCCGAGGCTATCTCACCCGGACAGCCTTCTATCTTCCGTGAAGGCCAGCGGGCCGCTGGAAGCATTATGCAGGAAAAGGAACTCATTCAGGCTGGCGCTCTTGCCGACCCTGTGATGACTGTCCTTGGCGGCCTAAAACTTCTCGGTGTAGGAGCCAAGGCTGCCGCCGCCAAGAAGACGCTTGATGGGATCCGTGCCGGACTTCAGGAGGTCACGGCCGAGGCTTCTGCCCTCCGTGCCAGCGCCAACACCACAAGCAAGGTGTTCGATGCTGCCATTGCCGACCTCCGTGTCAAACTTGAGGCCGCCCTTCCGGGCGCTAAGTTCACGGATGACGACATCATCGGTCTGGCTATCGGTGACCGCAAGTCCATCATCGGACAGTCTCCTGCCGCTCAGGTAGTCCGCAAGGAAATCGGCCAGACCATTGCCAAGAACAAAGGTCTTTCCAAGCGTGTCAACGAACTTACTGGCAAGTTGGACGAACTTCCGGACGATGTCGCTGGCATCGAGAAACTCCGCGCTCGTCCTGTCGGAGGCTCTGTCATTAAGGGTGGAGGCTATCTTGCTCAGGGTGCTTCTGCTCCGTTCAATGCTATTGCTAATTTGCTAGATGTTGAGCGATCCACGGCAAAAGGGTACACTGTCCGCAGATGGCTCGGAACGGCATCTCGCAAAATCCTTAGTGTGCCTTTTGCTGGTAGCGTTGCTGGTGGCGCTTTGGTTGCCGCTCAAATCGCAACAGGGGAGTTCGCTACCGCTGCGATGATTGCTGCTGGTTCTGCTATGGGTTCATCCAGCATAGGCTTCCTGCTTCGCCCGGAAACTCTTCGCCTCATCGGAGGCAAACTCGCTCAGACCGCACGAATCAACAAAGCCATCGGCGCTAACATCGCCAAGGGTCAGCAGTATGGCGAATCCACATTCCTCCGCAGTGCCATCGATATGGAAGAGGAAGCCCGTAAACTTTTCAGCAGCGTACCGATGATGAAGGGTGTCGTGCGTACAGCCGAGCAGGAGGCCGCCCTTGCGAAAGCCGCTATGCTTTCCGATGACGCTCAAATCCTTCGCCGTATGCATCGGTCTGGCCTAGAAGACGCGATGATGAACGCTACCCGTGTCGTCTGGGAAGATGGCCTTATCGCGGGTGGCACTGGTGCTTTGATTGCTGGTCTTAACGATAGTGACGCTTACGGCGCTGGCGCTGGTATGGGCATCGGTTTCTCCGGTACTTTCCGGGCTATGAACCGCCTGCACCAAGTCACCCCCAATGGTGCTGACCCTGTTCACGCCCGTGTCATCCTAGGGGATGTAGTTACTATTGCACAGAAAATAAAGGATCCAGCCCAGCGAGCAAATATGCTTGCTTTCCTTGGTGACTCCGGTGCTGACTCGGCCGGATACATTCGCCGCGCTGGCATCGTCCGTGACCTGTATATGTCCACCCGTGGACAGGTGAAGTTCGTCCGAGGCACTGAGTTTGAGGCCGCCACAATCCTGACAGGTTCTCCTGAAGTCGAGGCCAATATGATTATGTCCGAGGCCGCCGCCCTTCACCCCGGAGATCCTGTTAAGGCTGCCGATTACGCGAAACAGCGCAAGGCTCAGTTGGACAAGTCTCGCGAAGCCAAGGACAGGGCTACGCACCTAAAAGTTAAGGTTGAGGAGAATCAGGTAAACATTGATAACCTGAACCGCTCGATGAAGGCTGTTGATGCCGAAATCGCCAAGCAGCAGGCCATCGTTGATGACGAGAAAGTCAACTGGACTGACATCAAGAAGGCTGACGCGAACAAGATTAAACTAGACCGACTGCTCCAGCAGAAGTCCGAGTTGCAGGCCAGCCTTGAGGTAGCCGGACAACAAAACACTGTCCTTACCGGGGACTACAATGCGGCCCTCGGCGAGTCAAAGGTCGAGATTCCTTTCCGTCCGTATGAGTCCCGTGCTATGCCAGACGGCTCCACGGCTCGCTCCGTTGCCAACGGCTTCTACATCGTAGACGGCCCTCAGGGAAAGAGCGTCTACCTAAACATCGACAACATCGACAACATCGGTGCTGTCTCCGAGGGTATGCACGCCCTTCTGGCCGACTCGGCCGCCGAGAGCCTGATGCCTGATATGGTCAAGATGCTCCTTGAGCCGACTGGCGACTCTTCTGGTCGTGCCGTCCCGAAGGAAATCACCAACGCCATCCTTGAGGCTTACGGAGACTCCCTTACACCTGCCCAGCGAGCCAAGTTTATGGCCGAGGGTAAGAACGGAATCGACCTGTACGAAAAGTCTGGCGGCAAGGATATCTCTGGTGTCATTGATCCTCTCCGCGAAGCGATGACTTGGATGCTGGCCGCCGTTGACCTTGCCAAGCGTCCGGGCTATCGCCCCGGCCTCGCTACCCCTCCCGGCCGTGCCGCATCTGCCACGACAAACTGGAGCGCCATCAAGAAGACCCTGTTCGGTGATCGAACCATCGCCGACAATGTGGATACGGCTCTCAAGAATATGTTCGACCCAGTCTACGGGTCGTTCACCCGCAAGAACGCAGCCCACATCCTGACTCAACTTGAGGCTTCTGGTATGCGTTTCGTGGAGTCCGGTGACGGAACCCTGCGCGGCTACTTCCTGAACGAGAACAACGAGATTGTACGCTCTGCCGTTCTAGATGCTTTCTACGACAGGCTCATCGATGTGACTGGCGGCAAGGGTTCGATGAAAGTCCGACCCATCAACCTGTACGACCCGATGATCCCTGTCGAGCAGCGTATCGACTTCATCAAGCGGAACGGGATGGACTGGGTGCTGGACGAGCGTGGCAATATTATGTCGCCCGAGCAGATCGGCGCTAAGTCTGACGGCTTCGTCCGTTCGATGGAGGACAGCCTCAATGCCATTCCTGAGGCCGAGCGTGGGATGCAGGTCTACACTGATGCTGACGGCAATGTCATCCGCACGGGTATCCCGTCTCAGGTCGAGATTGCGGCTATCGCCAACAACCCGAATGTGCCGCAGTCCGTAAAGGACAACTTCATCACTATCCTGAAGACAATCGGGTCTGGTGAATCCAAGGCCGTCCTGACGGCTGAGTACAGCAATGTGTTCTCGGTCAATGTCGAGGCTATGACGGCTCACCGCCTCCGCATCGGCAAGGATATCGCTGGTAAGAGCGAGACTCGCCATATCGTTCCTCTGGCCTTCACGATGGGCGAAGCGCCTATCTACGATGCCAAGGGCAATAAGGTTAAGGTCAAAGACCCGGTGACAGGCCAGATGGTAAACGCCAAGCAGCGTGTCGTCCGTGTCCACGGCTTCGACACTCAGGCGTTCCAGCGTTCCGTAAACCAGTCCTTCAGCGGCGGCCTTTATACGCTCGATGAGGCTGGCAAGCGCACCTTCCTGAAAGATCCGGCTGGCAAGGAATACACGGCCACTTACCTCCGAAGCCTGTTCGGTACGGATGCTGAATTCCATAATGCGGCAGCCTTGTGGATGAACCACTACTACAAGAACGGCCCGCTAGACCCTACTGCCAATATCCCGATGAAGGACGGCGCTCCCCGTGATGTCAATCCGGTGTCCGCTGAAGTCCTTGACCCGCAGAACCCTGTCCGTGGTGCTGCGATGCGTGATGCCCTGCGTATCATCTACCAGTTGGAGTCAGGCAAGAAGCGACTTGGCTGGGTTGAGCAGAACCGACAGACCAACACGGCCAATGGTTTTGCCATCCGTGGCACTAACTTCCCGCTGTCCGACTTCCGTCTCGACCAGTTCGGCCCGCTCAAGCCTAACGGCCAGTCTCAGTTCATCGATCAGCGCGGCGTGACTAGCGGCCAGTTCGTGATGTCTGTCAAGGGCTGGGACATCCAGAAGGTTCCGCTTATCAAGGGTATCCCGGCGATGACCATCAGGACTGTCTTTGACCTAGGAGGCGGCAAGTACCAGAACGGCCTTGATGTCGGAGTCACTGAAGTCCGCGTCCACCCGTCCCTGTCTGAGGTCAAGATCTTCACGGGCAAGACATCCACCGGGGAGAAGGTCATCTCGTACACGCTCGGTGACGGCAAGATCGTCCAGAGCAACAGCCTTGAGATGCGGGATGTAATTTCGGAAATCCGCAAAAAGACCGCCTCCCGTGAGGACGCTGCCTATGTCGATTCCATCCTGAACCAGTGGCGCTATGAGCGCGACAAGCCGCTCCCGGGTACTCAGGCTCAGGCTCCGAAGCCTCAGTCTAACTTCTTCCTGAGCCAGAAGGTTGCGGACATCAATGACTTCAACGGAATCATTAAGGGTCTGTATCAGGAGCAGGGAGGCAAGGTTCCTCCTTCTGTCGCTAAGTTCATTGCCGATGAGGCTATGGACATCATCGCCAATGGTGCTAATCCGGGCCAAGTTGTTGATAGCCTCATCAAGCGAGCGGAAGACCAGAAACGACTTGGCGGCGTAAGCGCCGACAGAATGCGTCCTATCATCGACCATCTCAAGGAACTAAGCACGACCATCTTCAAGGCCGAAAGCAAGCAGACCATCGCATACGAGATTCCGAACAATACTATGCGTACTGAGACAATCGCCAACTTGTTCCAGTTCTCAAAGTTCGGAAGAAGCGCGAGTGCGGAATTTGCTGCCTATGCATTTAACAAGGAGCATCCTCAGGATACATTCAAGAACAACAGGGAGTACCTTGAAGCCTTCCGTAAGCATATGGAGGCAAAGGGTGAAGCGATTGGCGGTCTTGAAGGAGAAGATTTCAGGGTGGCTCAGAAGGAGTGGAAGGAAACGATGGAGGTTCTTGATCGTTCTGAACTGAACCTCAAGAAGGAAGCCCCGCAACTCTGGGAGGAAGCGCCTGCTGCTGAAGCCACACCGACCACTGCTCCTGAAATCATTGCCGCCGAGGCCGAGGCTGCTGCTCAGGGTCGAGATGTAACCCCTCGCGCGGGAGAAGCCCCCGAGGCTCCGTATATGACACCAGAGGAGATTGCTGCCACCAAGGAGTTCCGTGTCGGCCCTGACGGCAAGATCACTCGCATCACTGAGCCGGAGCGAACCGAGGCCGAGCGTTGGAGGCTTCGCTACAAGGCAATCCTTGAGAAGCGCAAGGCCGAGGCCCGCGACAAACAGCAGACCCTGAATGAGAACGAGAAGAAGCGCCGTGCTATGGTCAACCAAGTCCGCGAGAAGGCAGCAGCGGAGATTGAGGCCATCGAGCAGCGCGCTGCGTACTGGCGTAGCGAAGCCCAGAAGAAAGCCAAGGCTGATGCCAAGGCTGCCCGTGAAGCCCAGATTGAGGCCGACAAACTTCAGGCTCAGGCCGATGCCCGCCGTATTGCCTTTGAGCGCGCTTATGAGACGGCTCGCGGTGTGGCCGATGTTAAGGGAAGCGAGACCAACAGGCTTATTGATTTGGCCCTGTCTTCTAATCAGCCGCTCATCGCTCCCGGCCTTATCCTCGTAGACCCGGGTCGCCTGACAGTGCAGCCGTTCCGTATGGCTGTCGCCACGGACACAGCGGTAACCCCCTCGGCCACGACCCGTACAGGTATCCTGTACCTCCGTAATGTGGCTGGCTTTGAATCCAATACGCTGGCCTTCCAGCAGGCGTTCGCCAACTACCTGTTCGCCGACAACATCGGCCGTGGCAAGGCTATCGCCGGGGAAGCCTTCCGAGGCCCGATGGCTGCCCAGCAGGGCATCAATCTGATCAACAGTCGTATGTGGGTGGCTGAGAAGTCCGGCGGCCGTCTGCTCCGCGAGTACAAGAATGCCAACTCTGCTGCTGGCAAGGACATCGTCACCTACAAGGTGTACGGCGCTAACGGGATGCTCATCAAGCAGACCAACGATGCGGCCGATGCTATCGAGGCGATGGAGAATCTTGAGCGCCGATTCCTGAACACCGCCGGAGTCGGGGTGCTGAAGGTCAGCCCGCTTGAGGCTGCTCAGAACTATCTCGATGCCGAGACGACCAAGCCTGCCACAGGCCGTCCTAAGGCCAATGTCTATCGCTCCGAGCAGGACATTATGCAGATCCAGAACTTGGAACGCTACCGAGGAGTTATGCCTTCCCGATGAAATACATCTTTGTTGGCCTCTGGCTTGCCCTTGCAGGCTGTTCTACGAAGGAAGAGCCTAAGGCTCCTCCCGTGGCCGTACCCACCCCTGATAGCCTCGGTACGCTGGGTAACAATATCGACAAGGGAGACTCCAAAGTCGCCTCTGCCGTTACTGTTATGATTGAGAACAGTAATAAGCCTCCCGTGGTTCAGTCCGAGGGCAGGGTGGCGCTGGCTCATCTCCCCAAGCCTGAGGAGCCAGATCTCAAGGCCGCCCGGGACAGGGCTGCCGCCGCAGACCCCAAGGCATATGAGGCCGAGGTAGCCAAGGCCAAGGCTTGGCTCAAGGGCGTGGAGAAGGAATGGAACGAGGCCGTAGCCCAGTCCAAGAAGAACGCCGATGAACTTGTCCAAGCCCGCAAGGATCTGGACGCTTCCAAGAAGGAGGCGGCAGCCCTCAAGGCTGAGATCAAGAAGGTCAAGGACGAGTCTGACAAGAGCCTCTGGACTATGGCCGGGGTCGGCCTGTTCGTGGTCGGGGTTCTGACCGGGGCTATCTTCGGCTGGCGCGTGGGCGGCTCGATCTTGGCCTGCGCTCCGCTGGCCGCAGCCGTCCCGGTCATCCTCTCGTCCGAGTACTTCGCTTGGATCGTTGGTGTCACCCTAGGAATCGCCGCCTGCCTCTTGCTTTGGCGGCTTTTTGATTTCATCAAGGACAAGAACAATGAGCAGTCCAAGTGACCCCATCGACTATAACCAGATGGCTAAGGACGGAGTGATCTCCAGCGCCCTTGGTTCGTCTGCCGCCGTTGCCCGGGCGCTGCTGTCCCCTGAGCCTGTTGGCTTCCTGTGGATGATCCGCTCGGCCTTCTCTGCCGCCGTGGTCGCCGTAGTGGTGGGTCTGGCTATCACCGACTATGTGTCCTCCTACACCCTTCGGCTGGCCGTAGCCGGACTCGCAGGCTTCGCAGCCCCGGAGGTGACGGACTTCGCCCTCTCGTACCTAGACAAGCAGTTCAAGAAGAAACTCAACGAAGTGAAGCCCAATGGAAAAGCCAAGTCCAAGAAGCGCCGCTGAGAACAATCTGGTGATTGCCGTTTGGTTCATCCTCGGCATCTCAGGTGGTTGCGCCCTGTACACATCCTATGTGATCCAGACCACGCTTGCCACCCTGTCTAGTTCTCAGGCGATGGCGCTCATCATCGTGGACGCTGGGACGAACTTCGTATCGGATGACGGCAAACTCGGGGACAAGTTGAGCGAGGCCACGATTGCCCTCATCAATACCTGTGATGTTGCCTATGCTGTTGCCATAGGCTGCCTAGGCATCGCCGGGGCTTTGCTGTGGAAGACCTTTAAGAACAGACTGTGAACTTAACGGCCGCTTGACTGGAGGCGGCCTTGCGGTGACAGTGAGTCATTCGCGGTGCGCTGGTCGGTAGCCGTTGTGCGTGGCTCTAGGAAGGCTCCTGCGATATGACCCCCGTAGCCGACCTATCGGGCGGTCAGCCCTTCAGGACTTACGGATCTCGCGCAAGAAGGATTCGTCAATCTTATAGAAGTTCATCATCCGAATCTTACCATCCTGAACGCGCTTGAGTTTTACCGCCTTCACCTTGGTCGTCTTGATTAGGTCGTGAAGCATAACCCCCCATACCCTGCGACTGCATCCTAGCATCACGCACCAATCTTTGATGCTCTTGTATCCGGCAGGGATTGGCTGCTCTTTCTCGTTGCGCCTTAGGTATTCAAGAATCTTGTTTGCTAGGTTTTTCTTTTTCATTGGCGTAGTTAGGAATAAAGTATTGGCACTGGCCGTTGCTCTTCATCTGGGGCGTGAGCCAAGACTGGAGCAGGTCATCGGCCTTGATAGTGTAACGCAGGCAGTTGTCCCGGTTGACGCAAAGGACATTGCGGATCCAGCCATCGCATTTGGAAATATCAGTCATTTTATCAGTCTCCACTTGTTCCAAGGTTTGGCAAGCAATTCGTTCCAGCGATCCCGGTCAGCCTTGGTGGCCTTCTCGACTCGCTGTACTTCCTCCCAAGTCAGCCCCTTCTTCACGAACCGGGTGTTCTTGCAGGACATACCGACTTGCTTGGGGTGCTTCACGACTGCCTTCCCTCCAAGAAGTCGCATCGGTTCTGGAGTTGCTCGACCTGTGCTTGCAGTTCCTCGTTCGGGATGATGGTGCGGGTGGTGAAGGCCGTCAGCCGCTCGACCTCGGCCTTGAGCGTGGAGTTCTCGTTGCTCAGGTCGCGGACTTGATTGCCGAGGGACAGGACATTTCGATTGAGGTTCTCGAAATGGTAGTAGTCGATTTCGATCTTCATCAGGCCGGGTAGTACCAGCCCTTGCCGAAGCGGTGGGCTTGCTTGCCGATGTAGTTATCACCTTCCACTCGATACCACATAAACCCGTTCTGCCACCGAAGGGTAGAACTGTGCCTCATCGCGTATTCAGCGGAATCGATACGCATAGCACAGCCGCACAGCCAAGACGCGCCGCCCTCAAAGGACTCGTTGTTCAACTGCTCTAGGCGATGCAGGTGACCCATCGTAAAGCCGCCGCCCGGAGATCCGAATGCACGGGCATCCTTTAGCAGGGCGTTCATCCCGTGGGAGAAGCCGTGGATGAATGTCAGGGGGCCGATGACAATACGGCCGTGCTTGACGCTGTAGGGCTTGATGACCTTGCAGCCAACCTTGCGGAGCGTCCGCATAATGCGGTCTTGAATCTCCTGCATATCTTCGCGGGTCTTGATGGAGTCCGTACTATGGATGATCTGCCGGATGCGGTCATCGTGGTTGCCCATAAGGAAGTGGGTAGGCTTGTACCGCTCTAGCCACTTGATGCCAGCCTCTAGGTCTTCCTTGACCCCTTCACGGGCTTCCGTGGAGTCCTTGTCAACGCCACGCCTCGCCCAGCGGAAGTCCCAGTTATCTCCTAGATGTACCCTGTACTTTGGGCGCACCCGTTCAACGAAGGCCATAATCCCATCGAGGGTATTCTCGCAGGCTAGGTCGCCGTGGTTGTCGCCCATAGCGACAATCTCATATGGGGTACTCATCGTTTTCTGCGTTCGGATCGTTCAGGGGTGGGCAGGTTGTACCGCTCACAGTAGTAGTAAATGCCACGCCTGCAAACATTGAGGCGGCGACAGGCTGCGCTCAGGCCGATCTTCAGGGCGAGTTCGTAGGCCACGCGCTGCTTCAGACCTCGGGGTACATTCTGAGTATACGACCCGGACTCGATAATCTCCTTAGCCTTAGCATCCAGTTCCCACGGCTTGTGGACTACTGGGATGTTGTTGGCCTTGGCGTAATCAAGGATCTTCTTAGTGGAGACCCCCCAAGACTGGGCGGCAGCCGGGATCGAGCAAGCCGTCTTCACGATCATCGTGCAGGCGTTCTCTACCTTGCTGCGAGTATTTCGTTTGCTGAAATCGACATTGGAATCGTGCTGCACCCCGGGAGGCTGCATAGATGCCATCAGCGCCCGGACTCGCTCAGGGTCTAGGATCTTATTTGCCTTGATCATCTTCGTACTTCTTGAGGCGAGCCTTGAGGTCATCGTTCTCCACTTGGAGGCAGCCAATGATGTCGGTGGCATCGTTCAACTTGGACTTGAGCGTCTCGATCTGGTGGGCGACTTCGGACAGGAAGTCTTCAATAGTCTTGGCGCTAGTCATCGCTTCATCAGGCCGAGGCCGTAGTTGAGGATTTCGAGTACCTCCTCATCGGAGATCTCCACCACCTGAGTGATGATGGAAACCTCAAACGAGTTGTTAGTTCCGGTGACCTCATCAAGGAGGATGGGTTCCTCCTGAGGGTCATAGGTGTTGTGCGTGTCCTTCATAGGATTAGAACGGAACTTCGTCGATGATGTCGTCGATGGACTGCGGCTCGGACTTAGGAGCAGAGCCAGAGGTGGCGGCGGCGTACATCTCTTCGGCGCGCTTCTTGAGGGCGATGTCCTTAGGCGAGATTGAACCCTTGAATTCCTTCGGGGTGTAGACCTTAGCCCAGTAGTACAGGTCGCCGCACTTCACGCCCTTGTCGCCCTTGAGCGGCAGGCTGGAGAGGGGCTGACCCTTGCGGTCACCGAAGGGAACAATGGGGTCGTTGCCGGAGGAGGCAGCGGCCGGAGCGGCGGCAGCCGGACGAGAGACGGGAGCGGGAGCGGCCTCGACCTGATACTCTTCGCTGGCGTGGTACTCGGCGTTGCTGATGACATTCTGGACGGAGGCAGCACCGCCGCCAGCCCAACCCGGGAGTTGCGGAGGGTTCCAGCGGAAACGAGTGCCGCTCTTGGTCTTGCCGTCATACTTGCCCTTGGGGTCGATGACAGCCCAAGCCTCGGGCAGATCGTAGAGGTAGCGGCCGATGCCGAGATTGACCACGGCGCGCTTCATAGCACCGGAGGCAGCGGACTTGAACGGGTCGATGTCGCCGTTGGCTTCCACGCAGCAGGAGCCAGTGACGGAGCGATAGGGGAACAGGGCCACGCCTTCGTTGCGGGACTCGATAGTGATCGTCACAGTGCAGACGGCTTGGCCGCCGATCTGCTTGAACTCTTCGCTGTGCGACCAGTTCATTCCGTAGACCTCATCGAGGCGTTCCATCGCGGCGCGGTTGTCGATGTAGGCGAGGCATCGCGCCCAGATCGAGCCGTCCGACTTTTCGCCGCAGGAACCGACACGCCACTCGATGCGGTCAGCAGCGAAAGGAGCGCGGAGTTTGTTCATTACTTCTTCTGGATTACTCATTGGTATCAGTGTTGTTGGTGGTGGGAGAGAGGCTGTTATGCTGGTAGGATTGCCAGATGTCAAAGGATGATTCGTGGTTTCGCCACGCCGAGTTGAATGCGTCAAGCACATCCGGGTCGAGGTCTCGGCCGTGCGTCTCGTTGAACTGGCGCAGCGAGTGGAAGACCTTGGCGAGTTTGTCGGCGAGATAGATCACCTGCTCATTGGAGGTGTTGATCTCTCCGTCTAGACGGGTCGCCTCTTCTTGGGCGATTCGGAGGATGGACTGGATGCTACGGGTACTCATCGGGAAAGGATGACCTTGGCTCGGGTGAGGATCGCCCTGCGGAAACCCCAAGTCTGGTTGATGTCGAAGCCGTGCTGGGCTGCTCCGTAGTAACCCATATTGTAGGCCATATAGAGTTTGAACTCGGTGGGCTTGACGCGGTTCTTGAGCATACGCTCTTCGTGCATCTTGAGGATCAGCGTGGCCGCACGATGCGCCATCTCAAAGTCGTGAGCGTGTCCTTTCCAGTCGAGGGGCAGGGTGTATTCGTGAGGCCCGGAGTTGATGGTGCTGTAGGCTACAGCATCGGCCCAAGCCCGGCGACTGATCTGGAACGCGCCGAGACTTTCGCCGTCATCGCCGACTGCGTCTGGCTTGAGGTTAGACTCGATGATGCCGACCTTGTTGACGAAGTCCTCAGTGACGATGGACTTGGCCTGACAGGTCGAACAGGCCAACAGGAATGACAGGATGCTTTTCATAGGATGTGTATGGTCTGAGGATGTGGACTCAGTGTGTCAACAAGTTTTTTCGTAGGCGATGAAAGAGTCCAGCAGGCGCTCACGGGCGAGGTGGATGTGCTTGCAGCGCCGGGCAGCCCCCTCGTTCTTGGATAGCCTGTAGAGCCAATGGTTGCAGGTGCAGGTGTCCTCGGCTAGGTTCACGGCGTACCCGTCCTTGTCCGACTCCACCTTCCAACGGAGAGGGAAAGTCCGGGGATCAAGACCCCTAACCCTGTACTGCGGTGCTGAACTCACGGAGTCTGCGGAGGAAGGCTTGGCCTGTCTCTTGGTTCCCGAAGCGTTCAAGGAGGGAGTTTCCATTATAATTGGTGGTGATAATTGTAGCCCGCAGGTTCTGGCTGCGCTCATCGATGATGCCGAACAGGTCGGACTCCATCCGGGCGGTCAGGCGTTCCTTGCCTAGGTCGTCCAGTACGAGGAGCGGGACTGTGCAGAAGTAATCGAGTACCTGCCCGTGCTTGTGGTCATCGAAGCCGCGCTCGATGGCGGCCTCTAGTTTCCGCATCGGCAGCCAGACGGCCTTGTCGGGAAACTGGCGCGCCCAGATCCGGTTGAAGATCAGCCACGCCGTGCGGCTCTTGCCCGCACCTGTCGTGCCGTGCAGAAGCAAGAAGGGCTTTTCGGACGGCTCCCAGTTGATGGCTGTGCGGAGTCCTCCACCGAGCCTGCTGATGTCCGTGTCGATGAATGCGGCCGGGTACTCCGGATGCCGTTCTGCCCATACCAGACCCATCTTCTCCAAGACCTTGGGGATGTCAAACGGATGCTCCCAGTGCGTGGTCTTGCCTGTCTCGGCACAGACCTTGCAGGTGTAGAAGTTCCGGTATGTACCCCGGGTCGGGTTGAAGGCCGGGACGATCTGGCCGCCGCAGCCTAGGCACTTGCCCTTGCTCACGGCTGCTTGCCCTCCTTGGCGGGTTTGTCTTCGCAAATGCGATACCTTCCTCCCACATTGGAAAAGGTGTAGCATCCGCAAGGCTTACCCTTCCGGCATCGGCGTTCAGTCCACTCAAAGCAGGAAAGGTAAGACCAAACGGCATAGAGCAATGCTCCACCAGCCGCACCGATGATGAACCATTCGGCGCTCACGGCTGCTTGCCCTCCTTGGC